CTAGCCCAAGCGAATCTAACTCACCGCCCTCTAAATATGTTGCTGCTACGTCGTTGACGGCATTGTTTACAATATCACCGCCAACCGCTTGCGTGTTTGTTACGGCAGTATTTCTTTCTGCAATAAAATTGTTTTGCTTCCAGCTTGTTGTGCTGAACATTTTCGCACCGTCATTAGCAAAATCAATTTCAACAAGTGCTTCACCGTAACCGCTGTTATCCATTCCGACATACACTCTACCGTTGATTGCTGTAACAGATGTAATATTTGGAGTTGAGCGACCTAAAATATATTGGTCTGGAAAACTGCCGCCTTGAGTAAACTGCATCCACAAAGGTGCAGATACGTCGTCAAGGTCGTAGATTGATAGTGTGCTGGTGGCTGAAACATTATCCGCAACAATCAGCGCAACACTCGGAAACTCTGAACGTGAAGAACGTGTGGCACTTGCGGCTTCACGCGCCCAGCTTGTGTGAGATGTTTTCTTCCTCCACGCGCCAGAATCAGAATCGCTGCGTGTGTCATAAATGAAGCAAGAACCGACTGTCGTGCTGCTAGTTACCGACTTGATTTTAGCGGCAAGTTCGTCGCTTTGCGTGCCGCCGCTTGTTGGCGACGTTGTTGCGCGAACTGAATTGCGATTAACCGTAATCATTTGTTGTAAATAGCAACAACGCCGTCGCCGGCAGTTTCAACGTCGATATAAAACTGATTATCGGAAAAATATTCATCCTCTCCGTTTGCGGTGAACGTGACCGAATCACCCGGATCAAGCGGGGCGCCGGCAGTATCGTTACCGCTTGCAACTTGGATATAAACGCGGCCGGTGTTGTCTGTTCGCGCCGCTTTCATCGCAAAAAATGTGATCGAATGAGCCCGCACGGCACCGGAGCCCAAAGCTTCGGGCGTTCCGGTTGCTGATACGGTCTTCGTGATTTGGTTCAATGCTTGTTGTCCCATTTTATTCCTTTTAGTGGTTAAAGATTAGAGGGCGCCGCCAACATCTCAAGGGATACTTCCGCAAATCGGTTGCGTTCCTCGATGCCCTTTGATGTTGAGCGTTCAAAGATGCCCAAAACGTGAAATTCTGAATTGTTTGCGCTTAATGTTGCCGCAATTGCGTCGTCAAGAAACAAGTCGCGCATTTTCTCGACGTTCGATGCGTGTGCGGCCGGCGTTGTGTCGTCCGCGTTACTGGTCAGGCGAACCGTCAAGGTCACTCGGTAATTGCCCGCGCCGTGCTGTTCCTCGGTTGCATTTTCGACAATACAAACGGCCCGCGGCAACCCAAGGTTTTCATCATCTTCGCCGCAATATGCCGTAACGGTAAAACCGGAATCATCGGCCAACACTTGTCGTGCCGCTTCCTCAAGCTTTTGTTCCAGCATATTGTAATTACTCATTGTGTCGCGTGTTGAAGACCAAACCGCACTTCAGCGGCGTCGGCCGGGGTTGTCGTGATTCGATTGATTCGATATTGGGTTGTGCCAATCGTGATTTGCGTGCCAATAGCCGGCAACGTCGAGTGATCTTGTTTTTTACCAATCAAAACGGCGTCAACGTCGTCAAGAAATCCGCCCTCGGTCAAATCGTTGCCTTGGTCAATGGTTGCGACGGTGCCGGTGTAAGTAAACAAGCCGATTGTGTAGCTCACCGGCCAATCGGCAATCATCTCGGCAATGTCGTCTGTGTATTCGCTCACGGTTTAAAAAAGAACCCGGCACGCGGTGAAACGGCCGGGCCCAATCATGTCCAAACAACCAAGCTACTAAGCTAAGAGCCGGCGGCGCTTGAAGTGAACCGGCCGGCGGAAAACGCATATCTCGTCGTAAGATGCTGCCTTTTCATCGGTGCCGGCTTTTTGTTCTTCCATCTTGGCAATCGCCTCGTCAGCGTTTTCGCCGACATACAAGGCTTTGTATTTATTGCCCTTGCGGCCGATTGTTATGATGCACTTCATTAGGCGGAAACGATTCGTTTCAGACTGTTAGAACCAACCAAGACGCCAAATATTGTTGTTACGGTAATTAGCTGCTTTCCTTGTGTCCCCTCATACCAAGAGCGCAACTGTACGGTCAGACCGGAATCGGGATCAGTTACCGACTCGACGGCGCCAGACCAGTTTTGCGGAATAGCCGGTTGACGTGCGGCAATCAAAAGCGCCTCCGGGCCACAAGCAAAACCTTCAAGGTTTTCAGAGTTTGTCGGAATATCGGAATATTCGTAAACGTTGAAACCGTGAACACGCGGCACGCTGTGGTCGCGAATTGAATCGTCGAGTGTGGAAGCATACGACGCTTGGATTGCGTTATCTTGGGCCAAGCTTGCGTAATATGCCGGCTTGATGATCAAGGCGCGTTCCTCTTTGGGAACGTTCAACGTTGTTAAATCGCCGGCCAAAGTTGCCACGTCGTCGGCACCAAAGTTTGATGATGTGACGGTTGCTTTGTTGCCAAACTCAGAATTGACAACCAATGCCATCAAGGCATCGACCATCGAATTGATAACGGCGTGAGTTGCAGGACGAACGAAAGTCCGCTCTAGCATATTCATTCCGCCCTTGGCAATTTCCAAGTCGGTGAATGCCATTGTGAAATGTTTGTGCTGGTCGAGCGTCACGGTTTTGGCCGAGCTTGTCACGTCAGTCGCGGAATATCCGCTTGACGCATCACCGGCAGAAACCGCGGTTGCAATGCGGGTTGTAATGCTTTCGCCTTGGTCGGCAATTTCACTCGAAAAATCGGTGGTGAACGCTGAAACCGGCGTGTGTTGACTGCTCAAATTGTCCAACACAGATTGGGCAATGGCAGCGAGGTTGATTCCATTTAGGGTATTGGCCATCTAGTTTTATCCTTTATTTATAATAGGTTTAAATTGTTATTTAACACGCGGCCGAATTTCGGCGCGATAAAAGCGGGTTCGGTCTTTGGGGTCTTCAATTGAAGCGTATTCTTTCCAAAGCTCATCGACTGTTTTTGCGGCCGGCTTTGCTTCGCTTTCGTCAGCGGGCTCGGCACCTTGTTGGGCGACGATCTCCAAAGCTTTTGCGCTCGCGATTTCATCGACCTTGGTTTTTTCCTGCTCAATCTCTTGAGCGTGTGCCTCGGTAAGTGCCACAATTTTTGCCTCGGCGCTTGTGTTCGCGTTGGCAAGTTCCTCGACCTTGGCGGATAGTTCCTCAACCTTGGCATCAGCTTCGCCGGCTAGGGCGTTTGCCGCTTCCAAATCCGCGGTCAACTTTTTGTTTTCTTCAGCAATCGTCATAACTGTCTGAACGTTCATTTTGCACAAGTTCAAAACATCTCAAGGGCGTTTTTCAGATTTTTTTTCACGCCGTCAATCATGCCGATTTGTGCTGCTCGTTTGCCGCTGAATGTCTGCCCTTGCATTTTGTCGCCTCCAAGCGCGGGGCGATATTTTGAAACGAACGCAACGAAGTCGTCATAAGTTTCATTTACTTCGGCTTGGAGAAACGAACGCACTTCCTCGTCAATCGCGACGCCGGGGAATCCTGCTCCTTTGTATTTGCCGGCCTTGATCAACTCGACTGATATGCCTTTATCTCGAAGCGCTGCGCTTGTGTCCATGACAGGCATATAAACACCAATTGAACCAACTTCACTTGATGGTGATGCGTAAATTGCGTTTGCCCCGGCAACGGCCCAATATGCCGCGCTTGCCATCATGCCGTCGGTGTAAGCAATAATTGTTTTTCTGCCGGCTCGCTGAACGTCTTCAATTGTTTCCGCAAGCTCGGGAATGCCTCCGACCGTCCCGCCGGGAGAATCAACATCGAGGACAATTGTCGAAATACTGTCATCGCTTGCCGCGGCTTCAACTTGTTCGATTATATCAACCACATCAGACGCGCCGGCAGCTTTCGCGCTTGCGCTGATTTTGTGACCAATGACGCCATGAATCGGAATCACTTCAACGCCTTCAAGCGTGTAGATTGACCGCTTCATTTCGTCTTCATCATCCCATTTGTAATCCGCTTCTGTAAACAATGTGGTCGCGGCTTTTTCTACATACAAAGGATGGACAGCCCAAACTTTTGATTCAGTTGTCATTCCGTTTTTTTGTTCGTCGATTGTGTTCATTCTTTTGACTATTCTTTCAGCAAATTTTTGGCCGGGGTTTCCGCCCCATAACAACCAAGCAATCAAGCCCGCTCCGGGGTATCCCGGCGCTTTAGGGTCTTTGTTTTTTGGCGCTTGCAAGTCAACTTCGTGACGCGCAAAAAACGAACGCATACGCTTGATTGTCTCAAATGTTAAAGTGTCGCGTCGTGCAATTTGATTTGCCCGAGTCACGCCAACCCTTGTTCCTCCGCGGCCGTGTTCCTTACGCAAACGCAAACCGCGCTTGGCAGCGTTGGCCATTGCCTCCGTTGCTTTGGTGTTGATTTCAATGCCTCGATAACTAGGCATCGGCCAAGCCGTTTGGAGTTAAAAGTTGCACGCGATTGGGGTCGATGCCGGCGCTTCGGGCGGCATCCAACAAAACACGTTGTTCGTCGATGCGCTTTTGAAGTTCATCTTCCCAATGCAATCCGCGTTCAGCGTACAATTCTTGTAGTGTAGTCAGCCCAAGCTTGTAATCCTCGCGGGCGGCATTGGCATCGCGGCCGGCGTCTACGGTCAAACGGCGCGGGCCTTGGTAATGCCACGAATACCAATCACCACTTGGCGGCATTGGTAAAAGGCCAAGCTTGATTGCTTTGGCGATTCCATAACCGTCAATCCGCCGCGCAATCTTGCGAACCAAGCGTTGATTTTTTTCAATCGTCCGTTGCGCCTTTGCAGCAACCAAACGAACAACGGCGCCGCCAATCTTTGAGGGATCAAGCGAGAAATCGAACGGCCATTCCAAAGCTTGAAACGCGGCCCGCATGATTGTCGCTTCAAATTCTTGGGCGTTCTTACTTGGTCGATTTGATTCAACTGTTTCGATCTTTGCACCCGAGCCCGCCCGGAAATAACGAATCGCGCCGCCCTCCAAAGTTTCGACCGTTGTATCAAGTTCGTTTGATTCAATCGTTTGTTCAATGAACGCCTCGGAGTCATCGGCAAGCCCGCTTTCGTTGTGTTCGATTAACGAAATCGACGCTTGTGCCTTTTGCGCGGTCAATTCGTATTGGCGCAATTCTTTGACATCCTGCAAGTCGGCAACAACGCCGGCCAATGGAGTCAGGCCGCGGTTTTGGTCACTCCATTCGGGAAAGTAACAAAGCGAAAAGTCAGTTGCAGAAATCCGCCGGCCGTTTGTGAGTTCGTAACCAATCGCCCGACCGTTTGCGTTTGTGATCACGCCGTTTGTGATCTGCCGGCCTTTGAATGGCCCGTCTGCAATTATGCCATTTGAACGCGAACCGATTCGGTGAGCCGGCACCATTTGAACGGCGGGATATTTGCCACGGGATTCAGTCAGCAAAACACCAATGTCGCCGTCGCGCTTAATTCCGATCAAAGCCAAATAAAGCAATTCCTCAAAATCGGCCCGGCCTTGGATGTCGCACACCTTGTGCCAATCCTTCAACCAAGCTTCAGCTTCAACGCCCCATTCACGATCTTTGCCGACATATTGGCAAGTGAACGGTTGAACCGAATATGTCGCTTGTTCCAAAAGGGCGCCACGCACCGGGGCAAAGTTTCCAAACAACCAACGGCCGGCCGAAATCAATTGCTGATGCGTGCCCGTTGGAATCAACGCGGGCGTGTCTTGGGTAAGTGATCGAATTGGGTTACGAAACCGATGGTTGACGTTCGTGTGATCGAACAGATACCCAAGTTTTTTGAAAAAGTTTTTGATCATCTGAATTTGGCAAAAGTCCGGGTTGATGCGTACCCGTAGGTTGCAGGGTCTTTGCGTTTTAAGGCGTAACGGCATTCCCTCAAAACCGTATCAACTGGCAATGAAAATTGTTTGGTCGCGTTCCTTCCGCCGACCGAATAACTCATAAGCGTTTTGCCATCAGTCACAAGCGTCTTGGCTTTTGCCAAAATTGTTGTGATTTCAGATGTTGAAAAATCGAGAAATAAACCCTCGGCCATTCCCCGAGTTTAAGGATTTGGCGAACATTTCAAGGGCAATTGCGCCCCGTAAAAGGCAGGACGCCCGAGCTTTGACACTCGGGCGCTGTAAGAAGTAAGAACCTAAACCTTCAAAACTATGAAAAAAGCGACTTCATTCAAAACGAAGCCGCCGACATCTCAAGGGGTTTTTTTACGCGGCCGGCCGCGTGGCTTTTTACCGGGGGCAGGGGGTTTG